GGCAGAATCATTCGCTGAGGGAACCGGCGCAGCCGCCTTGACTGCCGAGTGGAACGCGCTTGCGAAGCTCGCAGGGTCTGCCTCGCGCCACTTCGTGATATCGGCCTTCGGCCCGAGGTCATCGGGGATGCTGAGCACGTGAACTGTGATGCCGTGCGCTGCAAGTCCGTCAGCTAGCGTGCGATTGAACCGAGCGCCTGAGTCATCGTTGTCCCCGGCGCAAATGACTTGTCGTCCAGCGACACCATCGGCGATCTCCTTCATGAGTTCCGGCGAGGCCACCAGCGAGGCACCCCGAACGGCCACAGTGTCGTAGCCCAGGGCTGTCGCCGTCAGCGCGTCGCCGGGACCCTCAGTGATGATCCATACGTTGTAGCCTGCTTCGCCACGGAACACGCCGAACGGCGACCAGCGATGACCCTTCGGGTTGGCCAGGCTCAGCCAGCGCCCCGGACACTGCCCCGACACGTCCCGGCCTTGCAAGCCACGGGCTGCGCCGCTGAAGTCGAAGAGCGGAACCGTGAGACGGGGAAAGGCCGTGAACGATGCCGAGCAGTGCGGGAATCCGAGCTTCACCGCTGGAACGTGCGCTCCCAGCTTCAGCGCCAGCGCCAGCGTCTCGTCAACGCCGAACCGGTCATACGCGTAGCGCTTGACAGCGGACACCGACTCCGTATCGCCCCCGTACAGCCCATCGGAGGTGACGTCCACGTAATGAGCCAGTGCAGCGGTGTGGGCGATCCCGACCGGCGCAGGCTTGGCGCTGGGGATGGTCGGAACGTCGCCGACCACATCAAAGAAATCGGCAGGCATGAGTCCGGCGGCACGAGCGATCTCGCCGAAGGCGCAGCCAGCGCGGCACGTAGTGCGAACCTTGCGATCCTCGCCGACCCAAATGCGCAGGCTCGGCCGGCTGTCGTTGTGCGCCGGGCACGCTGCCAGGAATCCGCCATCGTCGTGCTCGCTGACTTCGGCAAAGCGCCCCAACAGATCGTCAATATGCATTGTTTCTCCCTCGCGTAGCTTCGATGGGGCACTGTCGAGTCATGGACGCGAAAAGGCCACTTGCCCCGAACAGAGACTTTCCTGTCCCAAGCAAGTGGCCGTTTCAGACAAGTGCGCGCTGCGCCTCAGAACGGATAGCCGGTTCCTGGTGCTTCGTGCGCGCCGAAGGTGAGCGCCCATTCCGCCAGGGTCTTCGCGCCCTTCGACAGATTGCAGCCGGCGCATGCCGGAACGATGTTGGCTTCGACGTCGGATCCGCCACGACTCAGCGGCTCGATATGGTCAAGGTGCTCGGCGAGGGCTCCGCAGTAGGCACAGGCATGCTTCCAGCGGGCGAGGATCGCCGTACGGCTGTACGCAACGTGCTGTACCCCGTAGCCTTCGGCCCTGCGCCGATGCGTGTTCGTGTGGCGCTCATCTGGCGACATTCGGGCGAAGTGCTTGCGAATGTGCTGAGCCTGACGCTTCCGGCGACACGTCGCGCATGCGCTGCTTGGTTTCTTGGCCTTGCCGGCGAGGAACTGATCAGCGGCCTTTCGCCGCCCGCATAGTCGGCAATTCTTGAACTGTGGCGCTTCGCTCATTCCGGCGGAACCTCCGTAACGGTCAGCGCGATGCTGAACCGCTTTTCATCGGACGGGAACGGGTTCATGGTTTCGACCCTGACGGTTACTGAGCTGTTGTCGTACTCGACCAGCGTGAACCGCTTCTGTGGTCCCGTCTCGGGGCAGGAGTAGCCGTGAATCCACTCGCTGATGGTGTCTAGCGCGTGCGCCTGAACCTCTTCGCGCGAAGCGCTCATGGCTGACACACCTCAGTTAGCGGCCCGTACAGGTTCCGAATCTTCTCCAGCGACACAGGATTGTGGTACCCATCGCCGTCCACAGCAACGTATGTCCCATCGAGACAAGGCAGCCATTCGAACCCATCGACGTCAATAAACTTGCGCATTAGCGCTCCTCCCACGCAACAGCGGCGCCCCGTGAAACGGCCTGGGCGACCGCCCCGACGATCCGCGCCCAGTCACGTCGCTGCATCGCGCTGCGTGATATCCAGATGACGTCCGTCGGCCCCAGTGCCCGAATATCACCAAGCGCTGGGGCTACGCCCTTCCGTATGCGTACCACCTGACACTTTTCCTAGGTGCTTTGCGCGAAGCCGGGGCGAATCAGGCGAACGTGCTCAGCGGTAATCCACTGGGCGACATCCGTGCGCCGTTTGGCGAAGCCAGATTCGATGCCGGTCGGCTGGACATGCAGCACGGGAACCAGCACAGCGCCAACGCCCGGCACGTTCACCAGCCGCGTAGTGACGCCGTTCGGCAGAATGATCGCATCGGTCATGCGCACCCTGTTGCCGTGACGCGCTGCGAATGCGACCAGGTCGCCGGCATGGAGTTCCTCACCTGCGTAGTCACAGACAACCCCGCGCTTCGCCACTACGCACGCTCCCAGCCGGTACCTTCAGTGTCGAGGCGGAAGACCCAAGCGGACGAGTAGGTACTGCGGGGCGCTTCCGTGTAGAACCTGGGCGCTTCCAGTTTTGTGACCGTCAGCACGTCGCCCGTCCTCACGCTGGCGCCGAAGTGTCCGCGCTTCAGGATGCGAATCCGGTCGCCGACAGCCAGCGGAACGGGCTTCGCCGGCTCATCGAGGGCGGCCAGTACATCGCCAGCGAGGCTCCTGTACGACCCCTTCGCCGTGTCGCTGCATCGCTCCCACACGTCGTTTCCGGTCAGGCCAGCGCGAATGATCCGGGCCACGCGCTCTCGCCGGTCGTCCAGCGGGCTAAGCCTCTGCTCTCGTACTAGCGACACGTTCCCATCCGCCAGGCGCACCAGCCAGCGCACGCCAGCCTGATATGCATGCGGGCCGCTGACGATGATTGCCGGATCCCGCATGCCGGCGTAGTTCACGCGCTCTTCGGGCTTGAACATGTTCTCTCCCTGCTTCGCGACAGCGCTTCTACTGCCAATAGCCCCGAGCCCACGGCGCCGAAGCGTCGCAGACACGGGGATGGCAGAGCCGAGCGAATCTCAGTCGGTGTACTCCGGGAGGAACGAACCGCCAGGGTCGCGCTCATCGAACATGGACGTCAGCAGTGCGGCGCCGAACCGGCCGTTGGTCTCGATGCGCTCAGCGCTCACCTTTACACCCTTGCGCCCGGGAAGCAGGTGCTTGACTGCGTCGCGCGCCAGAGCAGTACCGCCGGCGACCACCAGCGCCATCATGAACTCACCGGGCTGGACGTTGTCGACGTCGCTTCGCTGAACGTTGTACAGGGCCATGGGCTTACGCCCCCTTCTGTGTGGTGCGGTATCCGCCGGGCACCTGAACCATGGGCGGAATCGGTGTAACCGACGAGTAGCGGAGCACCGAGCCACCGATGTGAATCGTGCCAGCGGCGTTGCGCTTGAACACAGGATTACTGTCGGCGGGCTGGCTGGCCACGTAACGGTTCGTGGACTCGGTCAGCGCGCTGGGCAGGAAGCTCATGAATACTCCGGATCGCCGATGGGCTCTGGGTCGTGCTGAAGCAGGTTGCGCCGGCGACGCTCACTGAGAACGTGCAGCGCGTAGTGCGGGTGGAACTCCCACAGCGGGAGGCTTACGTATTCGTCGCTGGCCATACGCAGCGCTCCCACTGTCTGAGTCCGCTGGGTCTCGGTCAGCGGCATGTGGCGAAGCCCCTCAGCGCTCTTCGGCAATGGCGTCGTTGTACGAGCCGATCACCTTGATAACCGGCTTCTTATACGAAACCGGCCCGTGGATCTCGCTGACGTACTCCACAAGCTCAATGCTCAGCTCACACAGCGCCGGACCGTCGACAGCGTCGAGAGCTTCCTTGACCTCATGAATGACCTCTGCCAGCGTCCATGCTGTCGCGATGAGCTTGCCCTTGCCGAGTTCCTCGCCAGCGCCAGCCAGGGTGAAGTCAACGTTGATGCTGGGCGACGGACCCTTGCGCTTGCGCGCCAGTTCCTTGCGCTCCTTCATTGTCTGCGGGCATCCGCACGGCTCGCCCTTGTTTTCGGGAAGCAGTGAGTACATGCCGTCGCACTCGTGAACCGGACCGCCGGGCCCGCCCCACTGGACCAGCTTGTCCTCAACAGCCTTGCTGCCGTCAACGACGATTTCCACGCTGGGCGCGTCGGTCAGGACATGCCAGTTCTGAGCCTTGGTCGGGTCGAACTCGTCGGGAGTGCCGCCGAACAGCTCGGCAATGCCCTGGGCGACCTCGGGATTGTCCGTGACAACGCGCCAGTTGGCCAGCGAGACAGGGTCGAACTTCTTCTTTGCCTTGTTGAACACCTGCATGCCGGTCCGGAAGCTGAAGGCCGGCCGGTCGTACTGAACCTCAACCTTGGGCGCCGGCTTGGCGTCAGGATCGGCTTCGAAGATGCGCAGGCCCATGGGCGTACCGCCATTCTGTGTCGGTGGAACGGGAAGGGCCAAGGGGTACTGCGCAGTGCGCTTCCGGCCTTGGCCCTTCCCTGTCAGAAGGGGTCTGTCGAGTCGTGGACGCGGGCGCTACGCGCTGCTCCAGTTACCGAGCTGAGCAGACTCCACATGCCCGCGCACGAAGACTCGATAGGACGTTCCACGGGAGTACTGGTTCTGATAGGCCGTCAGCCGACCAGTGGCATCGGACTTGCGCCAGTACGGCCCCAGGTACTCCGTCTGCTCGACGTCGCTGTTGCGATTCCGCCACACCACCACAGCGCGAAAGGCATGGGTGGGCGCCTTGTTCATCTTCCGGCCCATGGCGCTACCGGCCCTTCTGGTCGTGGCCCAGCGTCGCGCCAGCGCAGTTCGGGCAGAGCCCGCTTCGCTGCGGATTACACAGACAGTTCGGTCCGCGCATGGCTACGCCCCACCTCCGCCGAAGAGCTGCGCCCAGCGCTCACGCGGGACCTCGCTGTATCGGGCTGGCTGGCCACTCGGCGCCACGTCGAGAGTGAACAGCCGGAGCCGACCGGATCCCTTGTCCTGGCGAATGGCCTGGCGCACGCCGCGCAGGTTGTGCCCCTTCCATTCGAAGTTGCGGCCCTGCGAGTAGCTGATGAACAGTTCCGCGCTCATGCGCCCGCCTCCCACTTGCCAGCGTCGTTGGCATCGAGCGTCACCTTGCTCACGCTGCGCGTTGCCGTGTGATACACGCAGATGCCCTCGGGGGTCTCCCAGCCGGGAACAGCGGACGAGCCCCACGTTTTGAGGCTGTACAGCTCCGTGCGAATCGCCGCTGTGTCGTTCGGCCCCTCGTACAGCACCGGAACGACGTCCAGCCGTCCGCCAGACAGCTCCATCCCGTTCTCGATCATCGGGAACTGTTCGACGTACCGCGCGGTGTTGAACAGCGAGAAGCTTCGCGAATCGCGCCCGTAGCCCCGCTGGATTCCCTGGCCCCACCACTCGCCGTAGTGCAGGCCCTCGCCGAGCACGCGTACCAGATCACGCGCATTGTCGTACACCCAGCCGGCAAAGCCGAAGTTGTCGGTGCTCTTGCCGGGGTAGATCAGGCGCTTGCGGCTCTGCGCGCTGATCACGTAGCGAACTCCGTCGAGCACACAGGTATACGAGTCAGCGGGGAAGCTGTCCCAGGTGTGCTCAGCGGTGACGGCAGTCACGTGGATCGCAGCGTTCGTTCCGTCGATCTTTTCCGTCACGACGATGCCCCGGAACAGTCGCGCTGTCTTCGGCCATGGCGTGAACTGATGGTTCGTCACTTCGCCCCCTCGATGAAGTCGCCGGTTACGTCGCGCGAAGCGCTCAGCGCGTGAACCTTGTACGTGGCGCTGGGATACCGTCCGCGCAGACCAGCGAGAACGCGCTTCGTGTGCCTGGTGTCGACTCCGCAGCGGAATTCGGTGTAGCCGTAGGCGTACGTCACAGCGATGATGAACTCAGGCATGGGTCAGCCCCTTCGCTCTGTGCCTGTGACGAAGTCCTCGCCCGAGCGCGCCAGCGACTTACCCAGGGCCTTACGCTGGCCGGTTCGCTCCCACTCGAAGATGCGGCGCAGGTCGAGAAACACGCCGAAAGCAGCGTCAAGCTCAGCGCGATAGACCGGAAGCAGGTTCCAGCCGTCCGGGGTGATGTGCAGAACCACAGCGCCATCAAACTCCGGCATCGGTGCTGCTTCGCCGTCAGGCGCGATGATCTCGTCTGCGTTCGCGTAGGCGCCCATCTGGATTGCGACGCTGGGCCAAACGCTCTTCGAGGTCTTCCAGTCGCCGATCACGTCAACGGCTACGCCCTGCTGGTCAAGGACCCATGTCCCGTCAGCCTGCGGAGCAACGCGGAGCCGCATCCACACGTCGAACGAACCGCCGTAGGCGTGAGTATCGGACCAGGCGACGTCTTCAGCGCGCACCAGCTCAGGGCGCACCACGTCAAGGAAGTCGGCGAACTGGCGCTGATACGGGACGATGTCAGCGTGAAGATGGCCGACGCTGCGCCCACGGATCATCTTTTCGAAGACGATGTGTGCCTTCGAGCCGATGGAGGCCCGATGGTTCGTGTAGCGCGTAGCGGCGCCGGCGAGGTACTTCTTTGCCCCAGCGCGATCACGGTCAGCCATGCGCTGAATGAAGTCGATGGAGTCCAGCGCTAGTTCGGCTGTCATGTTGGCCGACCAGCGGGTGAGGAACTTCTTCGGCAGCATGTCGACAATGCTGGTCACACCAGGGTACCGACGCTGCGGATCATCTTCCGGGAAATAGAACCGGCTCGCGCCGGAGTCATCACTGCGTATGGCCATGAGGCCCCCTCTGTTGCTGTCAGAGAGGGTCTGTCGAGTCATGGACGCGAAGCCGATGTAGTTGTGTAGGAAGTGAACCGACTTCGGGATTAGCCCTAATGCGTTAGAGAGAATGTGGAATGTGGTACATAAACTACACTTCTGCATTCTTGCTGGTCAGAGATGCGTTGCGCCTCGCTCGCTGTGTAGGAAGCCGCCGAAGCCGTGTACGCCCGTCTGCGGGCAGCAAAAAGCCCCGCCGGACCACAGGGGCCTGACGGGGCTAGTAGGCGCTGGTGAGTAGGCTCAGGGCCCGTGGCGGGCGCCTACAGGAACTCGGCCATGAGCGCCTTCGCCGTCTCGAATACCGCCTGAATCTCAGGCTTCAGTTCCTCGCGCTCCTGCGGGCTCATCGCCTTGACATCCTCGGGCGTGAACTTGGACAGATCCCGCTTGACCGACTTGACCGTGACCTTGCCCCGCTCGATCGCCGGCAGTTGTACAGCGCCGTCCTTGGGCTCTTCGTACTTCTCGCCCTTGGCCAGCGCTGCCATCTTCGCCCGGTACCGCTCGCGCTTGATCTCGGCCTGGCCCTTGAGGCTGAGCCCGTAGGCGTCCGCCACCCACTTGGACACAGGCACATCATCGGGCTTGTCAGCGAGCAGATTGGCGAACCGCTGGCGCTCGACCTCTGCTTCCTCGCTGTCGCCGTCCAGCCCACGCAGATACTCGGCCCGTACGTCGCTGCGGTAGGCCGTGACGGATCGCCAGAGCTTCTCAAGGGCCTCGCTGACGTCGAAACCTTCGTCCTCGCTGTACGCCTCGCGCAGGGCTTCGGCCGCAGCGGTCTTCAGCATGCCGCTGGCCTTCTTTGCCCTATCACTGTCGCCCGGAAGGTCCGGATTGCCATCCTTGTTGGGGATTCGGCGCCACATGTCCAGCCCGATGCGCGCAAGATCCATCGCTGTGGCGGACGCCTTGATGTGCAGCCGGACGCCTTCGGCAATGCGCTCTGCGCCAGCGGCGATCAGGTCGGGCATACCCTCGATGGCCATGACTGCGTCGTGCTCGGCGACCTCGGTGGATGGCTGGGCCGCAGGCTCTGAGTTGGCCGCCTCGATGGCCTTCAGCGCGAATGCCTCAGCCTCACTCCATGCCGCGCGCTTGCTGGCCTTGATCGCGGCTACACCCTTGCCGCTGAGGGACGAAATCAGCGTTTCCGTCTCTACCTTCAGCTCACTCAGGCTGGGCAATGCGTCAGCGGCGGTCAGGCTGCGTGCCCGTTCAATGCTGGCGTCAATCTGCTCGATGACCGCCTTACCTTCGTCCGAATCCACATCGACGCGCGTGACTTCGCTGATGCCCTCCCCATCTACGTCGATGACTGCGAGTGCGTCAGAAGCCGAGTCGTTCCACGTCTCATGCTTCAGCTTCTTGATGTTGACCGAGCCCTTACCGCTGAGCGATGAAATCAGCGCGTCAGTTTCGCGCGCCAGCCCCTTCAGCGCTTCAGCGTCACGCAAACTGCGCGCCCGTTCAATGTTCGCGTCGATCTGCTCGACTACCGCGCGCCCTTCGTCCGTATTTACGTCATTCCGGGTGACTTCGTCGGTCTTGGCCATGGTGGTCTCTCCCGTGTTGATCTTCTTTGCGGCTCGCACGCACGCAGTGCAGGTTACCCAGTTGTCGATGGTGACTGACGGGCCCGCGATCCGCTTCTTACACAGCGTCAGCGTGTCTGTGTCCTGGGCGGCGTGCTTGACCACACCGCGCCCCATACGGAACGTTCGGTAACCCGCTGGCGCATCCACTACTTGTCCCCCTTCGCTTGCCGCGTTGCCAGCGACACTACAGGCTGCGCCCAGCGCACACAAGCACCTAGGAAAAGTGTCAGGTGGTGGCTGCGCCAAATGCGCTGAGTCCAGACAGCAAAGCGCCCCCAGCGGCAAGGCCGAAGCCAAACCACCGGGGGCATGCGCTGACGCGCGCTATAGGTCGTTGTCGTAATCCGTCCAGTGCTTCGCGCAGAGCCATGACGTGCCGAGTGCGAACTCAGGGCCACTCCGGGCAGTGACAGCCCCTTGACAGGATGCCTTGCGCGTGGAAAAGGGGCTGCGTTCCTCATTGGAAGCACAGCCCCAATGATCCGGGTTGTCCGTCACCTCTTGGCCAGCCACGTTCGACACGCCCGCTCAGCGCGCTTTCTGTCCCGAGTGAAGCACATGCGCGCCGGCTTCTGCTCTCCGAGGAAGTCAGGAGCCCAGTGTTCGACGTGCCAGACACCTTCGTAGTACTGACCTGCGCTCGGGTCGTTGCGCAGGATTACCCATGCGCCGTTCTTGTTGGTCACCTTCTGGCCGATTTCAAAGCTCATGTCCGCTCCCCTTGTCGCTGCGCTTCCGCCGAGACCAACTATGCAGTCTCGCGCTCAGCACGTCAACCCACATACGAAACTTCGTAGGTGCGTCAGCGCTCAGCGGCTGCGGAAATGGCTGCGCCCAGGGCTTCGAGGCTTCCGCCATTGACGATGTCGAGATCCGCCGGGAAGTCGTCGAGCGCCGTTTCGCTGCTGTGTGCCGCTGAGTCTCCGCCAGATCCGGCGCCCGGACGGGTGATCCTGACCAGCTTGAAGCCAGCGGAGCGCAGCGAGGCCGCTTCGTTCTGGTAGCGCACGTCAGTCACGACGACCGGAACGTTCAGCCGCGCAGCGCCCACGGCCTTGCGCAGCAAGATGGACAGCCAGAAATCCTCGTCGTACTCGCGAACCGTCTGGCCCATCTGCTGAAGCAGTCGGCGGACCTCCGGATAGTCGTCCTTGGCCCGCTCCCAGCCGCTGTCGCGGACGATCTCAGAGAGGCGGAACTCAGTGATCCCGTAGTCGTCGCCCTCAGCGCCGATGATCGGATCGATAGACAGCGCCATTTCCTTCAGCGGGTCAGCGAAGCCAATCCTGGTGTACGCGTACTGGCGAACCAAGTGAGCCGCCGCAGTGTCCTTGCCGGCCCGTGCCTTGCCGATGAGACCGATATTCCGCATGGGAGTCCTCTCGCTGCGCGCTTCGCTGTCAGGGAGGCTCTGTCGAGTCATGGACGCGGACGCTGCGCGCCGGAACGGCAAAAGCCCCTGGTCGCTCCGCTGTGGGAGTCAACCAGGGGCAATGCGCTGACGCGCGCTAGGTTGTAACGACCCGGCGTACACGGCGCTGGAAGTTTCGCAGTGCGTCACCTCGTTGGCGGGTCACCAGCAAGCCGCGCTCGGTCCCATCACTAACTCGGTACCACGTGCCCGGCACTCCCAGCGTGCCCAGGTCATCACTCAGACTTTCCAGCGTGATGCCCGCTCGTGTGGTTTCAGTCTCCCAGCGCATTTACTGCCTCCCTCGTTCCGGCGGAGCATCAGAGTGGCACACGGCGAAGCCAGCGCGCAAGCCCTACGCGGAGCCCAGGAAGCTGCGGAGCAACGCCAGCGCTTCGTCAGCCGGGAATCCTGGCACGTGCCGAGACACCAGCGGAAGCGCCAGAATGGCCACCAGGGCGAGCTTCCGGCGATTGGCGTAGCCCCAGGTCAGCGCGCTGCGGATCCGACTCGCGCGGGGCTTACTGTGATCTCCCATGGGCTTACGCCCCTTTCTGCGCGTCAGCGCGAGAGGAATGGAACAGCGATACCGATCAGGGCACCGACCGTTGCGGCAACTCCAGACGCACGCCATACCCGCTGCTCAAGGGCCGTGACGCGCGTCTCAAGTTCTGACACGTTCTCGTGAGTCTTGTCGTGCGCCAGGCGCTCATCGAGCCGTGTTACTAGCTCAGACAAGCGCCGTAGCTCAGAGAACAGTTCGCTTGCGGGGACCCACGCCCCTGTCTCTTCAGGCACGTGGCACCCTCAGCTTGTCCCAGCTTGCGCGCCCTGGCCAGCCATCAGCGGCCGTTCCGGCATAGCCGCACTTGCGCTGCCACCAGGCATACGCTGCGCGGTCAGCTTCCGTCCACTGTGGGCCCGGACCCTCCGCGTAGCCGCGATATCCCAGCGCAACGAGCCGCTTGCCCATGGCCGTAACGATCGCGCTGCGCGGACTCCGCCGGAACCAGGATTCGCCAGGGAACGGCACAGTGGCCGGCGCAGGCTTGGGCTCAGCGGGCTTTGTGCCGACAGGCGCCGCAGCGAAGAGCTTGCTCGTGTCCAGCGCGCCAGGGTCCCAGTGATCATTGCCCGGCACGTTGCTGTGGCCGTAATGACCGGCGGAGCCGAGCCAGACGCCCCGCGTACGTGTACCAGCGCCATACCGCGCAGCGAGCGGAAGCGGGAACTCGTCGGGGATACCCCAGCTTCGCAGCGCAGCCATGAGCGACCGGAAGTTGGGCCCAGGCTTCCAATATCCCGTGAACGGGGTGGCCGCGCGAGCCAGAACCTCGATCTGCACGCAGACCTTGCCAGTGCGGTTCGTGCGGGTCGCCCCGTCATTGCGCAGAGCACGCGCGCTGGCGCTCAGCGGACCAAACTGGCCCAGCCGATCCGTAGTCGGGTCGTACAGGACGTGTGGTTCCGCGCCAATCTTGATCAGGTACGCTGCGACGTTCTTGAAGTATCCGTCACCAGCGCCAGATTCGGTCGTGTGCCAGACAGCGCGCGCAGGCTTGTCGGGGCTGTCCATGGTGCCGCCGATCGAGCCATCCCCGAGACGCTCAGCGCCCGGAATCCAGAGGGTACCCATGTGAGGTCCTTTCGGTTAAACGACCACCTAGGAAAAGTGTCAGGTGGTCAGCCAATGTCAGTGGCGGACGTGCTTGGCGAGGTCGACGAGTCTTCGATGCCGTTCGCACCAGCGCCGGACCAGGTGCCGCGCATGTCGTTGCCGAAGCGATGAATGCCGGTTCCGCTGGAGATCGACAACCCGCGCACGGCCGCTGTTGTGGAACTTCCGGGCCGGCACTTGTTGCCCGTCACAGCGATGGCCGTTGGCGAGGTCGACACGCGGATGCCATACGAGCTGGAGGCTACTCGGTTCGCCCCATCGACGAAGTTCGAGCGAATCTGGATATCCGAGCCACCTTGAACGAGAATTCCGTTGCTCGCTGGGTCGCGAATCTGGTTGTTCAAGATGTTCGAGTTGCTGGACGACACCATGGTGATTCCGTGGGAACCGGCAGTCCAGACCACATTGCCGTTGACGATCGTGTTGTTCTGGTTCTCGGTGCTGATGCCCGTTCCGGCGACATTGGCTACGACGTTGTCAGCGATCGTGCAGCGCGAGACGTGATTCAGCCGCACGCCAGCCTGCCCGCCGGTTGTCCCGTCGATGGTGTTGCCGACAATGGCGATATTCAGCACGGTCCCGGACGTCTCACCCTGCACGATAATGGCGTTGTCGTAGCCCGCACCTTCGCGGAACGTGTTCCCAGTGACCGTCACATTTCGCAGCACCTGCGAAGCACTCGTCTGGGTGCCGTCGGGCAGCTTCGTATCCTCGGTATCCGACAGGATCACGCTGCGCACGCGGACGCCGGAGCCGCAAGCATTGAACGTATTGCCGACGATAGTGACGTCCTCCCAGTTATACGCGCTGATGGCGAACTGAAGGAGCCCCTCGAAGGTGCAGTCACTGATGCGTACGCGCCTGTGATACTTCGTGATGGTCGCGCTGTGAGACCCAATACCGCGCGGCCAGGCAGTAGTACCAGCGGTACCCGACGCGCCGAAGTAGCAGCCAGTAATGGCCACGTCTTCCGTCGGAGTGTGGTCATACGGGCCAAATCCGCCGAAAACCCCGGACGACTTCGCGAGGTCTAGCTGAATAGCTTCGCTGAAATCGCGACCCCCCGGATCGATGTAGCCCAGGAATCGCGAATCCTGCACCCGACCATGGCGCGTAGAGTTGAACTCGATGGCGTGATAGCCGGGCAAGTCCCGAACCTCGATATCCCGCACCATGATGTTCTCGCAGTGCCCGAAGCTCATGCACATCGCTGACGAAGTCATGCCCGCCACGGTGCCCTGCATGTTCCAGAGCCCGCCCTCGACCGAAATGTTCGAGTAGCCCGTATATCCGCCGAAGGATTGCCCGCTGTCGCCGTTCAGCAGCATGGTGCCGCCGTGATTCCTGCGGAATTCAGCGCCCTGCATGAGCGTCAGTCGCGTGTTGCCGTAGATCCGCAGCGTGGCGCCCAGCTTGTAAATGCCCGGCGGGACCATTACCCAGGCGCCATCCCGATCACGGGCGTCATTGAGCGCGAGCTGTATCGCCGCATCCGTGTTCACAGCGCCAGACGAGTCCGCACCATAGTTGGTCACCATCAGCCAGCTTCGCTGATTCATGGATTCCATGCGTTCGGCGGTAATGTCCATACCTGGCTGCCACTGCACAACAGGCGTAGTCAAGAATCCTCCTAAAGAGATACGGGGGCAGAGCTAGCCAGGTCGACGAGTTCGCCGACTGCATGCGGCTTTGCAATGCCGTTTACCGCGCGCGTAACCGTGAAGTTCTGGACGTTTCCGCCGGCGCTCGCAATGGACGTGACCGACATGACTTCGCCGCTCAGCGCGATGCGAATGGGCATGTCTATTGCCGCTTCAGTCCACGTAGGGCCAACGGCGGTTTCCACGGTCAGCGTTGTGTCATCCGCATCAACTGCGGCGATTAGCTGAGTGGCTGAGGCGCCAATCTTGGCGGGGGCGTTCTGGCCGAGCACCAGCCGAAGATCGTCGATGTAAACCGCGTCCTCGCCGCTGGCTGCGCTGTTGTCCTTGGTGTACCGCCATGTGACCGTTGATGCGTCAGCGACATCGAGCGTGAGCTTCGTCCACGCGGTAGCGCCCTGGGCTCGCAGCACCTGTACGCCGTCCACCAGGACTAGCAGCCGGTCTCCCTCGAATCCGGCGCCGGACGCTTCAGACGAAGTCCGATACCAGAACGACAACTCCGCGCTACGCGCTGGCAGCGTGAGAATCGCGTCACTGGTCTGGTTATTGCTGATTGCTCCGCTGCGCAGGCTGAAAGCCCCGCTGTGTGCTTGCGCGCTGGTGCGTGTCCACGGGAGGTTCCCGTCGGCAGTCAGCGCAATGGCCGGTACAACAGACTCGAAGCTTTCGTGAACCGTGTTGATCGTGGCCACGTTCCACGGGCCACCAGGCGAGCAATTCAGCGTGACCGTCCAGCGGTACAGGTCGAGATCTTCGCTGATGCCTTCGACGATCAGATCGACGTCGTCCGGCGACAGCCACAGCGGAAGGTCAGTGAGCCGGATCTTGTCGCCCTCGCGAAGCGCCAGAACGCCCGGAATCAGCGACTCAGCGCCTGGCTTGTGCAGCATGATTGTGATTGACGGGTATCGGGCGCCGTCGAAGGTCCCCAGGTGCAGTAGCCAGTTCGCAATGGGCTCGGGCTGAGTGTCGTATGCCAGCGATAGCGTGACCTCTTCGTCATAGACCCCAATGCCGTCCGGCGGAGCCTGCACACTCAGCGGGCCTTCGGCGAGGAACGCACGCGCTGAGGATCCACCATCGCGCTGAACGGTGATGTCGTTGCGCACCGCGCTGTCATCGTCCACTGGGTCGATATCTGAGGCGAGGCCGGCGGAGTTGTACGACAGCGTCAGCACGGGATCCTGCGTATAGCTGCGCGAACGGTCGCGGTAACTCAGGCCCACTCGCCGGGGGTTTTCGAGCAGCCAGCCACCATCAGCAGCGGCTCCAGCCTCGAAGAGGTCGAGCAGCTTTTCAGGGCGCTGAGGCCCTACAGGCTGTGTCTCAAGTTGCCCCGGCAGTCGCTCGATGGGAATTGACTCTTCGCGACCAAGCCGCCGAAGACGTTCCCATGCCGATTCTCCGCTGTACGCGTCGTCAGATCCGTCCAGCAGCGTCGACAGCGCTTCGTCGAGCACGGTCAGGTGGCCAATGCCCCAGCCTTCGGTCAGAGCGCCCCAGTTGGCCGTGATCGCTGAGAGCTTGCCGCATGTCCCGGCCTGTACACCTGTTACTCCCGCGCCTCCGCCGGCGACGTCGAACCATGTGATGCCATAGTCGAAGACGCCAATGCCAGTGTCGCGCGCCCAGATGCGGAGCCGCTCCCAGCCGTGGAAAACTTCGTCTCCGATGGCTATCGACCGGCTTATGAGCGCTGTACCAACCGAGTTGAAGCCCCGGAACAGCGCGTTGCTGTCCTTCATGTGAACAGACCAGCGCCGAATGGCCCCGTCGGGCGAAGACAGCGAGATCAGCTCTGCGTGATCCCCGGCGGATGGCGGAGCCTTGTCGTCAGCGGTGTAGACGAACTCAAAGTGCCACTCCCCCGGCGTCATGCTGTCGGGAATTGGCGCGCTGAGTGTTCCGTTGGTGCCGAGCCGGGGCAGCGCTGCACTACTTGCCAGCGTGCTCCATGACGCCCACTCGACGCCGGACAGTGCAGCGGGCTGAATCCCCGGAATCGGCGAGTATGCCTGCGTGGCGCCCTGCCCCTCTTCCAGCGCCCAATAGGCAACTGGGTTACCCGAAGGGATGCGCCGGCGAAGTGTGCTGTCGAGTGGCTTCTGACCCTGGCCCAGCCGCCGCAGGATGCCGCTGGCTACCACGCTGGCGTAGACGTCAGATTCGTCGGGAGTCCATCGCGCCGGCCACTCGCTGATTTCGCCTACGAATCGGTCTTCGCGGTCCCGGATCTCAGCGCCACCGTTCAGCGTCCATGCGCGCCCGGAGCTGTCCGCAAAGGACGTGGTGCCCGCTGGCTGAGCGGTGAAGTCAGGCGAAGCCACCAGCGTTCCGCCAATGCCGTTGCGGACCTCGAACCGGAATCCACGGCCAGCGAACGGATGGCGGTCGATCTTCGGAAGCGTGTCGGCCATTCCGATGCGCAGGGGCGCTGTGCTGCTGAAGATCGAGGACACCAGCGCAATGGTGGACACCGCGAACTGGGTCCACGGCCCGCTGATGGATTCCGCCCAGTAGAAGGTGACCGTAGTTCCGCCGGCTCCGTTGTCAACATCCAGCGTGATGCGAATGGCCGCGCGCTCTGGCAGAACGGGCAGATCCGCATTGTTGAATATCGTCTGCGCGTCGGTGCCGTCCATCGAATGGTAGAACCAGATGCGCCCCTCGAACAGCCGCACATACCACGAGCGCTGATCTGTGGGGAAATCCACCTTGCCGATGATCAGTTGATTTTCGGCGCCGTACCAATTCAGTGCAGCCTCGAAACGCACATCCAAGTCGCCGACGATATCTAGTGCAGCCGTATCGGGCGTTGACACAAAGCTTTCGTCGTCGCCTTCGAGCTGAAGAAACGACTCCGTCGCGGGCACAGAGAGGCGCACGCGAGTGTTGCGGCCGATTGCGCCATACAACGGGCTCAACGGGTTACGCGGCTGGTACTTGCCATTGGCGTTGTTCAGCGTCAGCGTCAGCCGGGCAGGGTCAGTGACGCTCCCTTGGTCTCGACGCCCGCGAGTGATTCGCTTGGTGTCGCGCTGGTATACGTCCGCGCTGATGTCTGTCCAAATTCGGTTCAGCCAAAGCTCGGTGCGGATATCCAGTGGGAACGTCACTGCCCTACCTCCTAGTAGCCGAAAGCGGTCTGTACGTCGCCTCGACCGTCGTTCTTCACAATTCGGCGGATGAGCCGCTTCATGTCTTCGTCAGACCCAGTCACATCGACCTTCAGCGCTGGCGCGGTGCGCGATGCAGCCTGAGAAACGCCGCGTGGATTGACCTCTGCTGTCATTCCGGGCAGCGAGGCAGTAAGCCCCTGTAGCTGTCCGCGCAGAGCGGGCGCCATGTTGTCGATGCCGCGCATGAATCCGCCGATCACGAGCTGACCAGCAGGAGTGAGGATGCGCTTATCGAGGTTCTCGGGGCCCTTCCAGGAAGTGAGCTTCGAGGTGAGGTCGCCGAGGGTGCCCTTGACCGAGCCAAACATGGACTTGATTCCGCTAATGAAGCCGGATATCAGCGACTTGCCGGCACTCATCAGCACCGAACCGATATTTCCGAGCGCCGACTTGGCCTTACCGGGCAGGGTGCGGACCGCAGCAACAGCGCGCGTGATCATGCTCTTTGCGCCGCTTAGCAGTCGCGAGCCCGCAGCGGTTATGACCTCGCCGACCTTGCCGACCAGCGGACGGATTGCCGCCCAGATTTGCGCCGGGAACTTGGTCACCAGGCCAATAACGAAGTCAATCGCTCCGTTTACGGCCTGCTTCATGTACTGCCACGCTTGACCGAAGTCGCCGCGCAGCAAAGCCGCTATGGCCTTTATCGCTGGAACAGCAATTGTGGTGATCCACGCAGCCAATTTGTTGGCGATAATGGCCGCAAGTTGCCCGATTACAGCGATGATCGGCGTAATAATCGGTACCAGCGCCGCTATGACCTCGCCGACAGCGCCGAAAAGTGGCACCAGGGCGGCTAGCAGCGGTGTCAGCGCCGGCAGTAGCGCCACGATGAGCTGCGACATGACCGGTAGCATCGGCAGGAACGCGTTCACCATGGCCAGCAGCGCATTTACCAGCTCATCTAGCACTGGACCTAGCGCGCGAATTACTGGCTGTAGCTGCTTTCCGATGGCTGCGACGACCGGCGCTATTCCGTCCAGCAATTTACTGAGGACGGGGCCGCCGACTTCGAGCATTACGCCCAGCAATTCGCCGAGCACGGGCAGAATCTTGCCTATGGCGCCGAAGAGGGATTCGAAAACCCCGCCAGCGGCGCTCATTCCGCCGGAAAGCCCCTTGAAAAGGCCGCCTAGCCCGTCGCCGAGCGAGCCCAGCCCCTTAGCCAGCCCTTCGACCAGCGGCTGAGCGGACTCCATAACCGGTACGAAGCCGGAAACGAGCCCCTTGACCAGATTCCCGACACCTTCAACCAGCGGCTCGATCATTGGGGCCGCAGCCTCGAACATCCGCCCCAGGTCGGGAGCGATGTCATCGAAAATCCCGCGCAGTTGCCCCGCAGCCTTGACCAGCGGCTGAACCAGCGGCTGAGCCAGGTCCTTGACCGTCGACACCACATGGTTCTTGAGGTCGCCGAACGCGCTCTGGACTTCCTTGGCCTGCGCTGCGGCTGCCACACCGATGCCGACGATAGCCAGCGGCACAGCAGCCAGAGCACCAGCGGCACCGATGGCACCAACGCTGACGACCCCCAGCGCCTTCATCAGGATGCCCGAGGTCGCCTTCGCTGTCGCACCCATTCCGGGCAGGAAGCCCCGGCTGAATGCCGCTGAAAGCCCTGAACCCTGCGCGACGAACTGACCCTGCGCATTTCGCAATCGGCCATCAGCGTCCGCAACGGCGTTGTCTACATCGCGCCCCATGCTTCGAATGTGAGCAACAGCACGGCGCGCCCCTGCGGCTACCTGACTAGTGTCAATGCCCAGCGCGACAGTCAGTGATGCCAGCGTGGCCATCAGGCACCTCCTTCCGACCACCTGACACTTTTCCTAGGTGGTCTCTGTGTACGACCCGCCCAGAGCGGCATTTGCCTTGACGACTTCGGCCCAGATCTCGCTTACGCTGCGCTTGCGCTTGAACCATGTCGGGATGAAGTCAGACGGCTTGACCTTGCGTTTTGCGCCGGCAGAGTTGGACACGGTGGCAGCGACGATGCCCGCTGAGATGTCCCCGCGCAGACGATCATCGAGTGGTCCCGTGATCTTCTCGTAGGCCATCCATTCGGACAGTTCGCGCGAGGACATGCGAGCCAGCATCACCGCCACTGACGGAGCCTTCAGGTGTGAGGCCAGCCGGAAGTAAAATTGCCGCTCTGGGCGGGACGTCAGTTTCCCGTTAGCTCCGCAACGTCGGATTCGGTGAGGCCGCTCAGCCGGGAAGCCACTTCGACAACCCGCGTCAGCGCCTGCGCGCTCTTCTCGCTGAGTCGCTTCATGACAGCGTCGCCCTGGAATAGGCGCTTGCCGTTCTCGTCGACAATGCAAGCCGCAGCGAGACGCGCACGGTAGCGGTCAAGTGCCTTGTTGCGGTCGACACCATCAAGCTTGGCGTTCATCATCGAGGCTTCGAAGCTGTCGCGCTGGGTTCCGGTCATACCCTGAACCAGCACAGTGCCGCCCCACTCGGGAACCGCAACTGGCTCGCGAGGCAGGTCATCGGCGCCGAGGATGTCATCAGCGGATAGGTAACTCATGTCACACTCCCGCCGTGATCGCCGGCTTGCCGGAAACCTTGAACGTGAGTTCAGCCGCTAGCTTGCCGTCAACCGGCGCTTCCTGGCTGAACCCCGTCAGGATCAACTTCACGGCCCACTCGCCGAGGGTGCCAGGGAACGTGATCTTGTAGTTGCGAGGCGCTGTGTCCTCGAAGTCAGCGACAAGATCGTCATGAACGCGAGGGTCATAGTTGACCTCGATGGAGACCTCGCCACCATCCTTCAGACCGCCGATGAACTCGCGCCAGCCGTCGACAGAGTCATGCGCAGTAACGTCGTACGTCTCCCGCTCGATCTCCGGTCCGCCGACGTTGGTCACGTGGGCCAGCGTGGTGAACGTCTCGGTCGGTGTGGCCCCATCGCCTCGCTTCAGCGCAATGCCGAATGCGTCTAGTCCAGCCACGTCTACTCCTTAGTCATGTTGACCCGGTATTGCGCATTTATGTGGCGCACGTCCGGGTCGGGATCGCGTAGCGCCTGGTGCTGAATGCGCTTGATTCGCACATCGGTAAAGCCAGCGATAGTGAGTGGCTGGCGGTCTAGCGCTGCGTCCACTTCGGCGAAAAGGTCAAAGACTTCGCCGTTTCCGGGCGCTGTGGACCACACGTGGATGGTGACCAGCGTTTCAAGACCCTGCGCATCGTGGGCATCGTCGGGGTACTCAGTGATCGAGCCGAACGACACCAGCGGATAGGGCGCGGGCTCGGGAACTTCGTCGTAGACCATGCCGAGCAGGGCGGGACGAGAAACCAGCTTGGAGTACAGCGCCGCTTGTAGGGGCCGCAGCGAGGTAGCCACCAGTCACCACCTACTCAGGAATCTTGGCGCTGCCTCGCGCAGAGCACGTTCGCCGGCGCGCCTGTGCAATTGCGCTGCGGGCCCCATGAACGGCTGATCTTCCATCTTGGAAGTGCCCTTTTCCACGTAATAGGCATACTCGCGCGTCGCTCCGGGCTTAATGGCGATCCACGCCTTGCCGCTTCCGCGATTGACCTTGGCCTCGATGCTGTCCCGGAGCTTTCCGGTGCGCTTCGGCACTAGGTCTTTGGCGGTTTTCTCGATGTCGCCAGCCCACTTGTCCAGCGCCTCGCTGCGCATGTCGTTGACGCGCCCAGGGAGAATGCGCAGGCGCCTCAGTGCTGTGCCGAGACCGCGCAGGCTACTCACGGCATCTGAAGCGCAGCGACTTCGACCGTGGTGACAGCGCTGTAGGTGACGTTGGCTAGGCCGGTCGACGGGTTCCTGTAGATGTTGGTCAGCGGAACGAAACCACTGTCGCCAGCGGGGACGACCAGCGCAGCATCAGCAATCGCGAGGCCGTTGACAGTGCCAGGGGTAACCACCGTGACCGTGACAGACGCGCCGGAACCGTTGAAAACGTGCAGGACACGACCGTTGCCAACCGGCGCAGTGTCACCGCCGGCGGAAGCAGGCGCGTAAGTCGGGGCAGTTCCCGCAGTGGAAACGGACTGAACGGATAGAGCGGCCATGGAGACTCCCTAGGCTTGTGTCTGGCGCTGCCTACAATCGGCGCGCGTGTAGGTGTTCGGCTCGCTCGGCTGGAATACCGCCCGAACCTCGAATGCATCGGAGCCCCGGCGAAGCTCATCACCGCGAAGCACGTCAGCATCCGCGCGCAGGTAGACGACCGTGTTTAGGTCTGCGCCGTTCGACGCTGCTACAACGCGCTCAGTGGCCGATGGCTGACTGAAGCGGGCTCGCACGGTTCCCACCTGGGACCACACAGTTTCGAACCCGCCCATGCCGTCAGGTGTACGGATCTCGCGCCAGATCTCAGCGGAGCTGTTGAGCATCCTCGCGACCCGGCTCATCGGGCACGCACCGAGCCAGCGCCACCACCGAAGCGCGCGGCAAGTCGATCGCGCTGGAAGTCGGTCAGGACCATGGTTCCGCTGGTCACATCCGAGTCGTACGTCACCGCATAGTCGCCGATGCGCTCAGACTTCAGCGGCCGATCTGCTACGCCCTCGCCGTTCCGCAGCGCGAGAAGCTCTTGGCCGGCCAGACGACAGACCAGATCGACGATGTCTGAGGGAACCTCGGGAAGCCCGTGCGTGTACGTAACGCCCACAGCGGAGCCGTCTGGAAACCCGCAGCTACGCGTGAGCGCGCCTGATCGGAGTTTCCAGTCCGTGACCGCCTCGCCGTCGATTTCGACAGCGGATACGGCCGTTACGGGCCAGCCAGGCAGTCTCAGCCGTCCGCCCGACCCTTCCAGTTCTACAGTGCTGGTCACTTCGCTGATGGGTGAGCCTGCCGCATCACGGACCAGCGTGGATGCCACATCGAGGTACACAGCCACAGCAGCGGCCTCGCTCGGGTCCACGGTCACTCCGCGCGCTGACAGATCTGCCGCAGTGGCTAGCGGGGCAAGCGCCATGGGTCGACCGCCTTACTTGGCAGGCGCAGCCACAGGCTTACGCGCGGGGGCGGGCTTCAGAACCTTGACGCTGTGCAGCGCATCGGCCCGGACCTGCTTGCGGAAGTACTCAAGCATCTCGCCCGGCTCTTCGAGCATCAGGCCAACTGTCTGGCCGCTGTTGTTCACGATCTCTACGGGCACGAGTGCCATGGGGAATCTCCTCTGATGGGCGAAGCGAAGGGGACCACCTGACACTTTTCCTAGGTGGTCCCCACAGGTCGATCAGGATCAGGCAGGCAGACCCGTAGTCACGTCCACATCCATGACCGCCAGCGCCTCAGGTCGGACGACCTTCGCGCCGTACAGGTGAAGGCCCTTGATCGCGTCACTGAAGCTGTTCTGTGGGCGGTAGGCCTCGACGCTGTTGATCTGCTCAGCGAACGTAGTCGCCATGTCGTGACCAGCGATGACGAAGTTGGAGACCTCCGCGCCAGTTCCGGCGGTGCCCGCTGGGTTGTTCAGCGACACCATGACCTTGAAGCCGAGGATGCGCCCGACCTCACCGTTCTTGATCGTCGCCCCGCCGTCGCCGTACTGCGAAGCGTCGATGAACCGCGAGTCCTGTAGCAGCAGCGCGTGGAACTCAGGCGCGACGATCAGGAAGCGACCATTGGTCGGGATCTTCGCCTTGTCCAGCTTGACCTTCAGCGCGAGGACGATCTTGTACGCAGCATCGGCGGTCGCAGCGTCGCCAGCCACGATGACGTTGCCGGCGTTCGCGGCCATCAGCGCAGCCAGGAAGACGTCAGCCACATCGGACAGGCCGTAAGCCGAGTCAGACGCAGCCTTGGTCAGAAGCTGCCCGCCGGCGCGAACCTGACGCTTGTCCACGTCGTCGACCTCGAACGCGAAGTACTTGCTCTGATCGATGAGCAGCGTCTGATCCGTCGTGGTCAGCGTCTGCGGGTCGATCGAAGTGGAGTTCTTCACGTACGTGCTGATGGTCGGCGCAGCCAGCGAGCCAATGTGGACCGTGTCGCCGAACTGGCTGATCTCGCCCTCGTAGTTCCGGTTGATGACGCCCGGCTGGCCGAAGATCTGAGCCTTGCGCAGGGCGACGAAGAGATCCGCTGCCCAAACCTCTGGAATGAACGTATCAACGGCCATTGCCGCTCCTTATTACGTAGTGTGACCGAGCAGGGTCTTCAGTCGCCCTTCGGCCCTTGCCTTCGCGATCCACTCAGGCGACTTGCCCTTGAGGTCTTCGCGGGTGAGCTGCGACGGACCGGCTTCACGGCCAGCGGCGCCACCATCGGCTGTGCCCTCGAAGCGCGGAGCGCTCTTGGCAGCGAGATGTGGCTTGCGGGTCAGCAGGTCTTCGATCGCAGAGGAGATTTCGGCGGTATCGACTTCGCCGTTTTCGTCAACCTTGAAGCTCCGCGCCTTGTCCTTCAGATAGACCAGCGCGTCATCGGGATCGGCGAACTTGCCCGCTGCGGCTGCCTTAATCTCAGCGCGCACGATCCTGGCGTTCAGCTTCCGATCGGCTTCGCTGGGCTGCGCGGGAGTCACAGGCTCAGCCGCTGGCGCCGGATCCGTTGGGTTGCGCAGTGCTTCTAGCTCAGCTTCCAGCGCCTTGCGCCTGTCGCGCTCTGCGTTGCGCTCAGCCTTCATCGTGTCCAGCGCCCGCTTACCAGCGTCGCCCAGCGCATCGGATCCCGGCGGGTTGTCATCCGCTGGTGCGGGAGTCACAGGCGTAACCGGCGGAACCTCAGGCGCAGCCTCAGGCGTGACGGGGTTTTCGGGCATGACGAAGTCCTCTCAGCGCGTTGCGCGCGAAAGTCATGGGGTTGCTAGGCATTGCGCCTAGCTGCGGAGATAGCCGTTTTTGTAAAGCAGGCGAATTGCGTGCTCTCTCGACTCGGCTTGTCGGTAGATCTCTTCGGGCATCAGTCGCGGGGGCCGGCGCTTGCTCTTTCTGCCTGTCCCGGAATACGTGGCCTTGACCGTTCGGCCGAACATTTCGACTTCAGTCATGTGCTTGCGCGCATTCACCACGCTGCTGATGCTTGCCCCGTCCTCGATGGCTTTCGCGCCGTCCTCGCCGAAGGTCTTCCGACGTTGCGCCGGCGACATTTGCTCGAAGAGGCCATATTCATCAAGAGGCTTGGGGCGGTGCTTCCTCGTAACGGGCTCCATCGTGCAGTCGCAGCGAGGATGCCGCAGGAAGCCAGAGCTAACGCCATACTCGGCGCCAGCGAGAATGATGCAGCGAGCACACGCGGGCATTTCCACCACGCGTATGTAGGACGTGACAGCCAGATTCCCCACCATTGCGGCTTGGTCGGCTTGACGTCCCGTATCGCTGACTACCGTACGAACCACCAGGTCAAGGAACGCAGCACCACGGGCCATTGCGGCACGCGGGCTGAAGCCCTTTCGCTGTGATGTGATTGCAGTCGGTGCGCTTCGCGCCAGCAGGCCAGTTAGATCCCTGCCGTCTGGCGTTTGAGAAGCGAATTGCTCGGGGTCGATCTGAGGGGCATCCGCCGACTCAGGGCCGAGCAATTCGCGCATGAATGTGTGAGTGCCTTCGGCAGCGTGCAACTGGCCAGCCTGCACGTAGGCAGTGACCTTCGGCAGCAGCTTCGCCCAATCGCGGGCGACAGAGTCAGGCCGGACCTTGGACCACTCAGCAAGAACGGCTCGGGCAGTGGCCTGCGCCAACGCCTCGCGTGCTTCCTGGTGCTTACGGGCTCGCAGGCTCCATGCCATTTGCGGCGCCCTCCTGCGGACTACGGGCCATCAGCGCTGTCATGGCTCCCATGGGGTCAGCTTCTAGCTCGCGGTCACGCATCTTCAGCAGGTCGACGACTTCCGTAGGTGTGAGCCCGTAGCGCAACGCCAGGAACTCAAAAGGAAATCCGATCTGCTTCAGCTTCAGCAGCGCGTCAGCCATCTGCGCGTGCGAGCGCGACTCAGCGTCAGCCCACAGGACTCGCCCGCTGGCTATGCTCCGGGCCTTCGCGTCATCACCCTGGGCCAGCGCGATAAGCCGGAACATCTCGCGCAGCGCCTGACCGAACCAAATCTGCTTTTCCTCGCAGCGCTTGACGAGACCCGTTTCAGCGGCCAGCAGCGCATCACCGCTGAGGTTCGCCATTTTGCCGATCAAGTAATGCTGCGGCGTGCGAGTCTGCGCGGCGATATGGCCAACGGCGACCTCAATGACCTTCGTATACGCTTCGAGATTTGCCGCTGTCCACTCGTCCGTCTTGACGTTGTCGCCTGTGAAGAACATGACTCGGTCGACAGCGAAGCGTTCGAGGTCAACCGGCTTGGACCCAACGATCTGGCCGGCTTCATCGAGAATCGGAATCTCGGGAACCTCAGCGCCGGTAACGATCCGCTGTGGGAACGACGCGTAATCCATGGCCGTGAACAGCTGCGCCCACGTGAGATTCACAGCGTTCTGCATGGCGATCACGCCGGTTACATCGCTGATTGGCTCTTCGGCCAACTGCGGCCGGTTGGGCAGTTCGACCATGGGCACCACGCCCAGCGGATTGCGCTGTGGGTTGGGCTCACTCTCAATATGGCGAGGCTCCCAGGTCGACGTCTCCTCCTCAGCCTGTTGCAGCTGCGGAGACCGTTCGCCGGGGCCAAGTAGCGCGCGCTCGAACTTCCAGACTTCCTCTGGCAGGTACAGCGTGGCGAAGCTCTTGCCGCCATCATCCCAGCGCTTCAACGCTGCGCGGCGCCGGCGACGGGAGCCGGGCACGTACAGGATCACGCACTGGGAGGCATCCTCAAAGGTTACTTCCGGCGTGTCCGGGTTTTCGGGGTTGCCCCACACCAGCACGAAGCTGCGCGCGGAATTGACAGCGCCCAGGAACCCAAGCTGCGAGTCAGCGTCGAGACTGTTCTCTTGCCAGACCCGCCACGACTCAGCGTCCGCCTCAGTGGTGCCGCTGGGCTGGACGCCCGTAACCGTGAGTCGTTCAACCGGAGAATCGCTGACGACCTGAACCCAGTTGTCGGCGAAATTGCGGTATCGCCCGCCGTGGAACTTCTGGAATTGCTCGCTGGCAAAAGTCAGCGGCTGGCACCCCTTGTAATAGTCTGACGTCAGCCGAATGGCAGGGCGCCGGCGCATCAGCTCGTTTTCCAGCAGATCGACCAGCGTAAGAGCTTGCTCGATGGTGGCCATAGCCCTCCTTTCAGGCAGACATGTACAGGGGCTTTTTGCGCATCAGGCCTGCGGCAACTGCGTCACAGCGCGCTTCGTGTGTGAGCACGCTGACTACAGCGAGGTCGATCTTGCGCTTGTGCTCTGGCTTCGCGAGGACATAACGGTCACTTGGCCTCGCCGCCATGCGCGCATTGAACATGTGGCGCTCAGTGATTGAGCAACCGTCGTGCGTGAACCCGCTGTCTTGCTTGATGACATCCGTCTTGAGGCGCTCAGCGGCGGCATGCATTTGGATAATCCGGCGCGTATGCCACTGGATAACCCGACGTTCGCCGTACCGCTCGGCCCACTGGTCGACCTCTGTGGACCAGTACGGCGGGTCGCAATACATCAGCTTTACGTCGTACTTGGCGAACAGCTCAGCAACAGCGGCATCGACTTCGAGCCGAGGGACCTGACCGCCCCATTCAGCGGGATCCCACACAGCCGGGCGCCCTGACGGGCCGTATGTTGGCGTGAACTGGAAACCGTCCATGGTTTCGGCGCGAATGCCGGTCCAGTCGTCGCTGTCGCTGCCGTCGAATCCGAGGACAATCGGGACCTTCATCAGCTTGTACGTGGAAGGCTTCGGAATCTCTCGGTCGCTTACGCGCGAGAGCCACTGGGCGGATTCCATCCAAGCGCCATGGCCGGCCATGATCCGGTTGCCGAAGAAGCGCTCTGCCTGGCCAGGGTCGGCTTCCAGTAGCTCAGCGGCCTCAGCCTCGATGGCGTCAAGGTCGATGTGCGGGCAGTCAGCGTAAACGGCCTTGTGAATCTTTCGGCGCTCGGCCTTGTTGCGGTAGCTCAGCGTAGGCGGTGCCTGCGGGAAGTACCTGTAGACGTCCTCTGCTTTGCTCTCCAGTGTGCGCTGAGCGGTCGAATACTCCGAAGGGTCGAAGGCGTTCGTCGTCTCCATGCTTCGCCCGGACATACCGGCCAGACCTCGACGCATGGTTTCCGCAACCTTAATCATCTTGTTGGTTGCGTTGTACGTGCCTGTCTCGTCCTGGATCGCGAAGGTGATCGGGTTACCCAGGCGCGATTGCGCGGAGCTTGTGACCACGTCAATGCGGCCCTCTTCGCCGACCTTGACGAATCCCTCCAGCGGCTTCATCAGCGCGCTCAGCGGACCGTGCTTGATCATGGCTTTCAGCGGCCGATAGACGTTCGCAACTTGATCTTCGCTGGTAGCCAAGAGCTGAATCAGCGGAGTCGGCTGAGGGACGGCCATGGGCTCGCCAACGTTATACGTATAACTGAAGTCGCAAGGGCAACCCCAGTCGGTACAGCGATAGACCTGACTCGCGTCAGCGGCGAATCCGGCGAATACCGTGGGGCCGGCGGCCTCAGCCAGCACGACAGCCGCAGCAAACGGGCCCTTGCCGCTCTTCTGAGGCATGATGACCTGCGCGCGCCGGTAGACAAAGGCGGTGCTCCGCTGGCCAACTGACGCATCGTCACGGACCGTGTACATGTTCGACGCGACCTTGAGTTGCCAAGGCAGCATTTCGAAGGGTTCGCCTTGGCGGAATCCGTCGGGGATCACAGCGTGTGCTTCGATCCATGCCAGCGTCACAATCAGTGGCGAGCCATCAGCCATTGCTTACCGCCCGTAGGCGATCGTTCAGCGAGGTCACAGCGCGCGACGGCCCAGACTGCTCGCCCTTGTCGTCTTCCGCGTCAGTCGCTGCGACTGTCCACCTGTTGCGCTGCATTCCGCTGACCGAG